ATCCATGATTGGAGAGATTTACAAGAAATAAAAAATGAATTGGTTGGTAAAAATTATGAAGCAGTTGAAATATATCCTAATGAAAATAGATTAGTAGATACTGCAAACCAATATCATTTATTTGTATTTCCTGTGGATTATAAAATTCCATTTGGTTGGCAAGTTAGAACTATTGATTCCAAAGAAGCAATTGGTGGTTTTAATAAAAGAGGTCAAAGAGAAATAAAGGAGATATTATGATTGTATTTGGAACAGCAGTTATAATTAATAAAAAAATAATCCTAGCATTTATATTGGGATTAATAATCGGAGTAATAATATGACAAGTTGGAAAGATAAAAGAATCTATGCGGTAAACAGATTGATTGAAAGAAAAGGTACTCACTTATATCAATCATATATAGATGAAGTAGATAGCATTTACAAAAGTAAAGCTATTAATAAATATGAGTACAAACTAGAAAGGAAAAAACATGAAAAGGATAATCTTTTTAATGTTATTCGTAACAAGCTGTGCGTATAAGCCTGTTATTGATACTGCTGGAAAAAGTGGAACTTTCACCGAAGATAAAGCCAATGAAATTACTAATGATTTACAACATTGTAAAACTGTTGCAGATCAAAATAGTTCTTTTTGGGGTGGAATAATTTTTTGGATTGAAAGTCCTACTGCTGATACCCAACATGAATCCATTTATAGAAAATGTTTAATTAATAGAGGACATTCTGTTTTAAATTAGAAAGGATATATGATGGATAAACAAACCAAATCCAATTTTATGCTAAAAGGCATGATTGCTTCTTTTAAAGAAAAAGAGAGTGGTCAGCTTTTTGATCGTATAGTTGGTATTAAGTTCAAAAATATTAGACTTAATAAGAACATAACTGCAGAAGCAGTTGTGCAAGACAATAAAAAATACTTTCATTCAATTTATGATTTATATAAATTTGAAAAGGGTATGAAAACTAATGTTGCTAAAATGTATATATTATCTAAATATTATAATTATGATATAAACTATTTTTGGCAACGATTTAACTAGGAGGCAAAATGTGGAAAAACTTCACATTAAAAAATGGCATAATATTAAGCTATAATGACGACAAGCACATGTATTATGTTAACGATAAAAAGGTAGAATCTGTTACAGGAATTTGTGGCAGAGGAATACCTAAACCACAATTAACAAATTGGTTAGTCAATACACCTTTAAACGAGGTTAAAAGATTAATTAATGAAAAGTTAAATGTGGGAGAACCAATAGATAGAGTAGTTCTAGAAAGAATATTTGCTATTGCTAAAAAGAAACCTGAAACTTATAGAGATGAGGGTGGCTTAATAGGAACAGTAGTACATGGTCTAATAGAAGATTATCTAAATGGTAAAGAAGTTCCAAAACAATCAGATCCAAAAGTTGTAAACTGTTGGAATGCTTTTACTGATTGGTGGAATAAACAAGAGTATGAAGTGGTAGAGTTAGAGAAAAAAATCTACTCTAAAAAGTATAATTATGCTGGTACTCTTGATCTTATCTGTAAAGATAAGAAAGGAAATCTTGTTTTAATGGATATTAAGACAAGTAACTTTATAACATTTGACTATTTTTTGCAGTTAAATGCGTATAAGTTTGCATATGAGGAAGAAACTAAATCAAAAGTTTCTAAATCTTTTATAGTAAAATTATCTAAAAAAGATGCAGAGATTGAGATTAAGGAAATTCCTTTAAATAAAAAACTGTTCAATGCTTTCATTGGAGCAAAATATGTAATGGAACAAATGGAAAGTGTTGAATATTAACAAAGGAGAATCTGATGTCGCAATATAAGACACAGTATAATAACTATCCGAAAAAGGATTTTAGTAATTCTACGGATAGCAATGGCGGAACTGCTAAAATAACATCTACAAAAAAAAGTGGTTGTATTTTAGAAGTAAATCTAAATAACCAGAATCTAGTTTTGAAAGGATTTTGGGATAATAGAGTTAATGGTTGGAAGTTGTTTCCTTATTACGATAAGACAAAAACAAATCCAGCTTTTAATAAACCACAAACACCTACTCATCAAATGGACGATCAGTTGCCACAATCCGAACAAGATTGGTCGCAAGGTTCTGGAACTGAATTTAATCCAAATGAGTATGAGCAACAGTTAAGTAATAAGAACGACTATAAGTAATGACAGAAAAAGATTCATTACCTAATTACATAAAATTAAGACCTATGGAGTTTGACCCTCATAAAATTCTTATTTATGTTGATACTTTAGATAAAAAAAGTATTGATGCAGAAACAGAATATGACGAGGCAAAAGATCAAGTTCAAGAAGTCTTTGATTTTGTTGTAAATGAAAAACAGATAAATGAATCTGTATCTGTTGCACAAGCTAAAGTTAAATCAACTAATGATGAGAGATATAAGAAAGTTAAACAAGAACTTTCTCGTAGAAAAAAGCTACATCTTTATATGAAGATTGAAGCTAAAAATGCTCATAGTTATTGTGATAGCTTAAAACAAAAATCTATTAATCAATTAGCAATAGATAAATTAACTAATTGGAAACCAAACTAATAGTAGTGTGGGGGAGAAATCCCCCATATTTAATGCCTTGTAATATTCAAATAAGACAAATCTGTCTTTTCATTTATTTCTTCAAAAGTATATTTATGGTTCACAATATATACATCTCCCCTTTTTTTAATTTCTGCTATTGTATTTTTTACAATAGGAAAACAAGGTTTAGTATCTATAAACCTTAAAGCAACAAAATGTCCATAAGGATTATTCATTGATTCTATTTGAATTTCTAAATTAGTAATTACAGCATCTATTTCCATAGATTACTATTACAAGATATTAAATTAAATTGATATTATTTTTTTTTCATTATATCTGCACCACGAAGTCCATAAATTGCACTGCAAATTCCTACAAATAAAAGTTGATACCACATAGGAAGATTTTTAAAGTATTCAAAAAATAAATCTATTCGTTCACGAATGTCAGGAGAGTCAGAGAAAACAGAATAACCCAATAGAACGATAGGCAAACTGACAAGAATAAGGACAAATTCGTCTTTAAATCCTTTGTCTTGTGAATTAAGGATTTGACCTTTGTATTCAATTTCTCCACTAGCCATTTTCTCATAATGTTTTCTTTTTGCTTCTGATTCTAAAACTTTAGTAGCTTTATTATTTGCGTAAATCTTTGCGCCTGTCTTTATACCTAATCCTAATAAATTCAACCACATTTTATTTCTCCTTAATCTTTTCTATAAGCATATCAACTACATGCTTTCCTTTTTCTAAATCTTCTATTTGTTTTTTTTTATCTTTCCATTTTAAATTATATCTTGATATATATTTAATGACTTTAGTTTGACAAGCATTGAAATTATTATCCATGCAATAGTCTAAAGGTTGGATTTTTAACTTCTTATACCAATCTCCACCCACTTGTTCGGAAAAAGCAGAATCGTCGCTCTGCGTGGTTCTATGGCTCTTTAAAAGGGCATTTTTGAGCTTATTAGTCTTTATATCTGGTTTTGAACTCATTGTATTTGATTTATCCAATTTCCTTTATCATTGATAACCATAGGGAGTAATCTAGGTACACCATTTATAATTATACCGCAACCTAAAATAAATCTTGTTTTAAAATTTCTAGCATAATTAAAAGCCATACTTTTTTGATTAATTAAACAACCTACATTCATAGCAAAGAAAAGATGATCAGGGTTTGCCCAATAGCTTATTAAAAATTTTGTATGATAATGTCCTTGAACTGCTGACATACCCATTGTTTGAGATACTTTTAAAATATCTGCACTTCTACCATGTGTGAAAAAACATCTTTGTCCATTAGACATAGTTAAAGTTAAATCATCAACCCATTTCCATTTTCTAGTTCCTAGAAATTCCCCATAAGGTTTTAAAAATTGTTTGGACATACCATATTTTAATGCTCGTCTATAAACTAAACTACTATGGTTAGAATCTACTTCTGTAACATTTGGAAATATATCTTCAATTTGTTTAATATATTCTTTTGAAGAATCTAATTCCATTCCAGCAGAATATAAATCTGGGTCGTGGGTGTGCATATTGATTGCATGAAAATCTAAAAGATCGCCAATGTTAACAACAAAGTCAGGTTTAAATTCTTTTTTTATTTCTGTTAAAAATCGGATTGCGTCTTTATGCTGATAAGGTAAATGCATATCACTAATAACAAGTATTCTTTTAAAAGACATATTTGTTAATACAACTAAATGGATAGTATTTCAATAGTTGTGCTATTTTCTGAACTTCTTTTTTTTATAAGTATAAGATTTGCCTTTACCAGATTTTCCACTTTTTTTAGAAAGTTTTTTGTATTTACTTTTTGGCATTTTTTTCTCCTGTTTAAATAAATTATTGAAAACTTCAAGTCCTCTAAAAAACATATTCATTAATTAATAACCTTTCCACCTGACCATTTCATATCAGGTAATCCATTTTCATATTTTTTTCCATCAAAGGTAAGAACTTGTTTTCTATTTGAACCCTCAACATAGGAACAATGAATCCAACCACTATTTTGTTCTCCTGTCCAATATTCTAAAATAAGTTGGTCAAAATCACAATTAGCTTCTATCCATATTGCTACTTTTAAATTTGATTCTCCAATGATTTCAAAATCAACTGCCTGTCCTTTTGCGTGTTGTGAGGTCTTTTTACTACCGATAGCTTCACAGAGTTCTTCTGATCTAAAACCTGATGTAATGATAATTGGCTTATCAAACTTTGCTCTACAAGGTTCTAAAACTGTATAGCATAAATCGGTTAAGTTTTTAATTTCTCCGCTACCAGCTTTGT